ATTAAGCAATTATCAGAACCAATGTCTGATAAGAAAAAAGCTAGAAAAGAAAAAAAGCTACTCAAAACAGCTGATCAATTAGAAAGAAACGCTAGTGGAGATAAAACAACTCCTTTTTTAAATATAAGATCTTGTAAAGATGTTCAAGATGAAATAAATAAAAAACAAGCTGAGATAAAAAAAATGAGAGATTTAACTAAAAAAGATAAAAAAGTTCGTAACTGGGATGATTTATCTGATCAAGTTGATGGTCTTAGAGAAGAATTAAAAAACTGTAAAAAATAAAAATATGAGTTCACCATTTTCAAAAAAATTCCATTCATACGGTAAAGATCCTGTAAAAATGTTAGGAGATTTAAATAAAGACGGTAAAATGTCAGGTTGGGAGCAAGCAAGACAAGATAAAATAGAATCTAATTCACCTGGTAAAATGCTTTCACCTTTTCACAAAGAACCAGCAATAGATCCATGCTCTGCTGAGTTTGATTATGATGTTGCCACTAATCCTCCTCACAATATGACAGCTAAGCAAATAAGAGAGGCTAGAAAAAATTGCAAAGATAATTCAGAGACTGAAGAACAAAGTGCTAAAAGAGATAAGGCTACTAGTAGAGATGCTCAAGGAGAAATTAATTAATTATGGCATTTAAAATACCTAATTTTTATTCAAAATCTCCATTACACGGAAGTTATTATAATCCAAAAGGTGAAACTTATATATCTGAAGTTGGTATGATACAAGATGCGGCTAATGCAGTTGCTTCAGCAGGATTAACTATAGACGCTAAAAATAAAAAAGCTAAAACTGATAAATCTTTTAAAGATGAAGCTAAAAAATTGTTTGATGCGGGGTATGATGAAAATTCAGCAGAATATAAAAAACTATATGTAGATACATATGGAGCAGTAAAACCAGAAAAAGAAAAAGACAAAGAATAACATGGGACACAAAGGATACTACGGACAATACTCAGGTAACGCTAAATGGTCAAGAAACCATGCAGATACTAAAGTAACAAAAGAAAATTACAAAGCATCTGAAAGAGATGATGCAGCTCATATTGATTATCTTAAAAGAGATGTTGATTATGATAACAAACACGGTCACAGTGATGAAAACATGACTGCTGATGAAAAGCATATATCTAAATTAGCAGGTGATATGAAATATGATAAAAAACATCATGGTTCACCAACTAAACATGTTAACAAACATATGGACAAAGATCATCCACATAATAAAAGAAAAGATCACGATGATACTATACATTCTCACAAAGGTAAGCCAGGTAAGACTCAATCTAAAGCTGTTGCTAAAATGCTTTCACCAGTTAAACAAACTACAGGGGTTGTAGAAAAGTTTAAAAAAGATACTGATAAAGTTATAAGTAAAGCCTCTAAGATTAAAGCTGGTGAGATACATAGTGGATGGAATCCTGATAAACCACCAATTGAAATATATAGAGAACCAAAAATAACTAATAAAAAACCCAAATCTAAAGAGCCAGGAACTTGTTTACCAGGCGCTTTTACTAATTGTTGGGGCAAATAAAATAACTAACTAATAAATATAAAAAAATGACTTACAACGAAGACCCAATAATGAACCAAAATAAAGGCTACGCTAAACAAGAAAAACACGATTTAATGCATGATAACCCTGTGGCTAAAGACGCTAGTGGCGGAAGAGGTGGATCATGGATGTCTAAGCATTCACGATCAAAAATAGGCGGTGGATCACCTTTATATGACAAAGGAGACCCAGGTCATAAAAAGAAGTTTAATTATGGAGATGGTAAAGATAATGAAAGAAAAAAAGCTCATCTAAAAAAAGTAAAACACGGAAGAAATAATGAACACTCACGATTTGTAGGAGAAAACAACCGTAAATCATAACAGTAGAGAGCTGTATAAAACTCGCAAAACACAAACATAAACACAAACACAAACACAAACAAAATGGCAAAATTTATTAAATTCAGCGTAAGAAACTCAGCCGCTGCACAACCACTAGGACCAACAGAAAACATCTTAGTAAACTTAGAAGATATTACTTCAGTAACTGCATCAGGAGCTACAGGAGCTAATGCTAAAACAGCTATAATTGGTTTAACTGGAAGAGCTGCTCAAGCTGCAGGTTACAGAACTTTAACTTTAGCAGTATCTACTAGTATTTCAGCTGCTGTAAATCCAACAATTGTAAATGGGCAAAACAATCCTATTGTTTCAGCTATCCGCTCTGCAATGACAGCTAATCCAGGTGGAGTTGTAGCTTCAGCTCAACTAGGACTTGACCAAGCTGCTACACCAGTTCAAATGTACTGGAGAACTGCTACATTCGCATAATAATCAGTATGAGATCTAGAGGTTTAGGTGACGACATAGAGAAGTTTACAAAAGCTTCTGGTATCAAAAAACTGGTTGATAATGTATCAAAAGGTTTAAACATTCCCTGCGGCTGTCAAAGTCGTAGGGATGCTTTAAACAAATTATTACCTTACAAAAAATAATATGGCTTTTAAACTAAATAATCCTCCATACGATACGAATAACGTACCAGTTTACAATGTACCAATGGAAGATGGTGTTATGGGTAAAGCTAATAATAACGGCACTATTATTTTAAATAATAAGCTAGATCCTTCAGAATGTGAAAAAGTAATAGATCACGAAATGGTTCATATAGACCAAATGAAAAGAGGTGATTTAGATTATGATAATGAAAATGTTTACTGGAAAGGTAAAAAATACTCAAGAGCTGATATGGAAGAAGGTGCTAAAAACCTACCATGGGAAGCTGAAGCATATAAAAAAGCATGAAAAAGAAATTTAATGAAACTAAAGTAGGTAAGTTTTTAAACAAAGCTGCTCCTGGAATATTAGACCTAGCTGGTGATGTACTACCTGATGCTGGGGTTTTTGGTTTAGTTAAAAATCTTATACACAAAGATCCTGTGCTACCTGCAGAGGATAAAGAAAAAGCTCTTAAACTTTTAGAGCAAGATATGACTGAGATGCAAGAAATCTCAAAACGCTGGGCTAGTGATATGAAATCTGATTCATGGCTTAGTAAAAATACTCGTCCAATGTCTTTAATATTTCTAACTGTAATGACTATAGCCTTTATATGGGTTGACAGTCACGAGTCATTATCATTTACAGTAGAACAAGAATGGATAAGTTTATTAAAAACATTAACCGCGACAGTATATGTAGCCTATTTTGGTTCACGTGGTGTAGAAAAATTCAAAACAATAAGTAAATAATAAAAATAAATAAAATGGGTAAATTTCCAATAAGTGACGGTATAGCTGGTAAAGCAATGCGTTCAACAGGTTTAGTAGGAACTCCAAATGGTAAACCAGCTTGGATTTTTGAAAACCAAACAGGTGTTTTAGGTAACAATTTAAATAGCTCTGTATTATATATGGGTGTTACAGGTAACATAGATGTTATTGTAGCAGGTACAAGTTTAGCTTCTGTTAGTACATTAAATTTGACATCAGGAGGCGCTGCTTATAGTGATGTAACAGCTGCAACAACATGTTCTAACAACATGGCTCAAGGTTTAACTGTAGCTATAACACAAAACGCTGGAGTTATACAATCTTTAACTATTGTAGCCGCTGGATCTGGTTATAATCCTGGTGATATTATTACTGTAGTTGAAGCAGGTGGTGGTGCTGGAGGAGCAACAGCGGTAATAACAGCCGTAAACGATGGCGTTCCTGTTGCCGCTCAAGCAATAACTTTTGAAAGTGTACAAGCTGGATCATTTTTACCAGTCGCTGTAGACTTTATAACATCATTAGGAACAGGTGTAACTGAAGCAGATGTTATTATATGTAAATAAGTAATATATAGGTGACTATATAAATAAGTGAATATTAATAAATTAAATTAAATTAAATTATGGAAGAAGCAAAAAAAATGATCAGCAAAGAGCAGTTAGAAACTGTCAACAAACAACAGGTAGAATTAAGCGAAATGCTTAGATCACTAGGTGTTTTAGATGTACAAAAAGTAAACATACATCAAAAAATAAATGATCTTTCTAAAGTTATTGAAGAAACAAAAAAAGAATTAGAAGAGGAATATGGCCAAGTAAATATTGATCTTAAAGACGGTACTTACACAGACATTGAAAAAGAAGATGCAAAATAATATAAGAAAGATTAGTATTGGATCTGATTATAAAAATGACGCAATGCATTACTCTGTAGGCCAAGAGGTTTATGGAGGTCATGAAATTTCTCATATTTTATTTGAAGACTCTGATAACTCTTATAACATACATATAAAGAAAAACAACGAGGTATTGCCATGGAAAAAGTTTAACTCTAACATGGCTATATCCGTTGAGTATGATCTTAACTATTAATGAAAAGCATATACGATTTTATTATACAACCATTAGGTGATAAGTATAGTAACACAGTTAAAATATCTGGTGTAGACATTGTTGTTAATACAAAAATAGAAAACTGGAAGTTTGTAAATAGATTAGCTATAGTTGTAGAAACTCCTTTAGCATTTAATACTAAAATTAAAAAAGGAGATATAGTTGTTATACATCAAAATGTGTTTAGAACTTTTTACGATATGAAAGGTCAAAAAAAGAAAAGTAGATCTTACTTTAAAGACGATCTTTATTTTTGTGCTATTGACCAAGTTTATTTATATAAAAACAAAAAAGGTTGGCATAGTTTTGGTGATAGGTGTTTTATAAAACCTATAAAAAACAATGATAGTTTAACGCTAGACAAAGAACAAAAGCTTATTGGTATATTAAAATATAGCAATAGTTCATTAGAAGCGCTTAAAATTAACCAGGGAGACTTAGTAGGTTACACGCCTAACGGTGAATGGGAATTTTTAGTTGAAAATGAACGATTATATTGTATGAAATCAAATGATATTGTTATAAAATATGAACACCAAGGAAACGAAGAAGAATATAATCCAAGCTGGGCACATAGCAGTTGAGGAACTTATTAAAGTTGCTAAAGAAGCTATTATAGATTCAAGCGATGATATATCAGCGGACAGGCTTAAAAATGCTGCTGCTACAAAAAAACTAGCTATATTTGATGCTTTTGAAATACACAATCGTATTATAGAAGAACAAAATATGTTAGATGAAAAACCTAAAGAAATTAAAAAAGAAACTACGTTTCGTGGTTTTGCTGAAGGGAGATCTAAATAATGTATAAGCAAACACTATATAAAGTATTATCTGACCACGTTAAACCTAAAGTTCTTAACAGAATGAACAGGTATAACAAATGGGAGTATGGATATAACGAAGATCATGATATGGTTGTTATATCTAAGACCGGACAAATTGGAGAGATTTATGAAATACAAAATCTTAAAATAGCTTTACCTAAACAAAACAATGTTCATAAGTTTGAAGAAAACAAATGGACTAGATTTGATTATCCTAAGATATTAAGTAGAATAAAAACAGTATTTGACTGGAGAGAATACCCTGAGGATTTTAAAGAGACATGGTACGATTATATTGATACTGAATTTAAAAGACGTGAAGAAGGTTTTTGGTATATAAATAAAGATATACCTACATATTTAACAGGTACTCATTATATGTATTTGCAGTGGTCAAAAATTGACGTTGGTCAACCAGACTTTAGAGAATCAAATAGATTGTTTTTTATATTTTGGGAAGCTTGTAGAGCAGATTACAGAAGCTACGGTATGTGTTATTTAAAAAATAGACGATCTGGTTTTTCTTTTATGGCTTCTGGCGAAACTGTTAATATGGCTACAATATCTAGTGATGCTCGTTTTGGTATATTATCTAAATCAGGTGCTGATGCTAAAAAAATGTTCACAGATAAGGTAGTGCCAATATCAGTTAACTATCCTTTCTTTTTTAAGCCAATACAAGACGGTATGGATCGACCTAAAACAGAGTTAGCGTATCGTGTGCCAGCGTCTAAGTTTACAAGAAGATCTATAGTTTCTACAGACAAACAAGAAGATCTTACAGGACTTGATACAACTATTGATTGGAAAAATACCGGAGACAACGCTTATGATGGTGAAAAATTAAAATTATTAGTACATGATGAATCAGGTAAATGGGAAAGACCTAATAATATAGAAAACAATTGGCGTGTTACTAAAACAACATTAAGACTAGGTTCTAGAATTATAGGTAAATGCATGATGGGATCAACGTCAAATGCTTTAGACAAAGGTGGTAGAAATTTTAAAAAATTATATGATGACTCAGACGTTACAAAAAGAAATGCAAATGGACAAACTCGTTCAGGACTATATTCTTTGTTCATTCCTATGGAATGGAATTACGAGGGATACATTGATTCTTATGGCATGCCTGTCTTCGAAACACCACAAAAACCATTGTTTGGACCTCATGGAACGCCAATCAAACTTGGGGTTATTGAATACTGGGATAACGAGGTAGAAGGTCTTAAAGATGATCAAGATGGTTTAAATGAATTTTATAGACAGTTTCCACGCACAACAAAACACGCGTTTAGAGATGAGTCTAAAATGTCTTTATTTAATCTAACTAAGATATATCAACAAATAGATTTTAATGAAGATTTAAAAAACTCAGTATCTATTACTCAAGGTAATTTTCAGTGGGAAAATAGTGAAAAAGATACAAGAGTTATATTTGCACCTAGCAAACAAGGTAGATTTTATATAACTTGGGTTCCTCCAGTTCATTTACAAAACAAAAGGTTCATTAAAAATGGTATTAATTACCCAGGTAACGAACATTGTGGTGCTTTTGGATGTGATCCATATGATATATCAGGTACAGTAGATAAGAGAGGGTCTAACGGCTCTTTACATGGTTTAACTAAGTTTAGCATGGAAGAAGTGCCGCCAAATCATTTTTTCTTAGAATATATCGCTCGTCCACAAACAGCTGAAATATTTTTTGAAGATGTACTTATGGCTTGCGTATTTTATGGTATGCCAATATTAGCAGAAAACAATAAACCTAGATTATTATATTATTTCAAACGTAGAGGTTATAGAGGTTTTGCAATGAACAGACCAGATAAAAAAAGAAACAAATTATCAGTAACAGAAAGAGAAATAGGTGGTATACCTAATTCAAGTGAAGATATAAAACAAGCTCACGCGTCTGCCATAGAAACATATGTAGAAACATTTGTTGGTTTAAAAGAAACAGGATATGGAGATATGTATTTTCAAAGAACTCTAGAAGATTGGTCTAGGTTTAATATAAATAATAGAACATCACATGATGCCTCTATTAGTTCTGGACTTGCGTTAATGGCTTGTAACAAGCATAGATATGCTCCAAACAATAAAATTAAATTAAAACCAGTTGATCTAGGTATAAAAAGA